ATAAAGTCAGGAATAAACCACTTAGTACCTTCGTCAAATACTACAATCTTGTCTTTAAACAGTTCAATTGCCTTATTGATGTCAACCTTTGTGCCTATTCTCAATTGTGCAATTTCGGTATCAACTTCCCATATTCCAGCGTGGTTAATGTCGTCAGTAAGGAATAACCAAAATAGCTTGTAAGATGCTGGCAAAGACTTAATAAAAGGCTTTTTCCATTTATCGGTGTCAGTAAATCGTTTCGCCAAAATATCGCTTTTTAGAGATTAGAATATTAAAAACGGTCGGGCAAGGAAAAGCGACTAACCTGCATACAAATAATGTAACGCCCGACCGATAATTTAAGGATTGTTTTTTGAATTTCATTTGTACTGTATTAGTCGCTTAGTACGCAATTTACGACAGTTCTTCCGTTCTGCCAAATTTATTTTAATTTACTGAATGGGGTTATTCTACTATCTTTTCCATTTTAAAAAAGGGTTGATTTTAATTACTATTTGGTTTTCACTTTTGCAAGTTTTAGGAAAATAAAGTTTTTTTTGTTATGCCTGTACCCAAATAGATATAGGTCGTGAATGACTACTTTTCTTACCCGCTTTGCCATACCCAACAAACCTTATTAGGTTCTTATTGCTCAATGATTTTATAACTGCTCCCCAAACTTTAGGGTTTTTGGGTTCAGGTAGTTTTGCATCTTCGTAAGATTGTCGTATCTGTTCAGAAGTAAAAGGTGTTTTATTACCTTTTACCCACTCTGTTGCGAATACTACAATATCATTAAAGTTATTGGCAATCGGTTCTGCTACCTGATTCAGATAGTCTTGTTCAAATAAACTCGGTGGTTGTGTCATTGCGTTTTTTCTTTCGGTTAGGAATTGCGTTGTTAATATCGGGTTGACTAGCATTTTAATTGTTAGTGTTAAGTGTCGGATATGAGATAAGCATTTTGCCAGCTTTTAATACTGCGTTGGTTAATGCGTCCTTGTCTGCTTGCGATATTTCAAACCTTACAATATTTAAGTTTGTAAAGTATCCGCCATCAATCAAATAAGGTAGTTCGCTATCGCTTACATACGACAACCATTTAACATCGGGATTACCTTCTGCAAGTGCGTAAATTTCCTTTAGTTCTGATTTGTAAGGACAATATACAATCAGTTCCGCCCAATCGCAATTATTGATTATGGCATTACTTACCAACTGCCAATAATACTTTTCACCGTCTGCACTATTTTCCCGTATCAAGTTCATTGCATCCATGCCATTTAAACCGTCATACAATGGCTTTACAAGATGGATAAATGATTTCATGGTAAATGGATTTTTTATGTCAATTACCGACCGATTTTCGCCTTCTCTTGTACCATCCTTGCTACCTGCCCAATAATCAATTGTTGGGTGAATATCGGTAACTTGTGAGGAATAGGTAAAATCCAATCCTATTTTATCAAATACAAGACCTTCGACAAGATTCCCCCATGATGTAGGCTTACTGCTCATGTCTGCGTTTAAAGACCTACCCAACAATCTTTTAAAGTTTGTTTCCTCAATGTAGGTTAAAGCGGGTGCGCCAAAATCATCACCTTTACGGTTCAATGTCATTAGCTTGTAAATTTCAGAACTTGTAAACCTACCTATTCTGTGCGTACTGTTGTTTATGTTGTCGCTCATTTTGATTGTAGCATTTTGAATAACTTGTTATAAGAATTGGTTTCCTTGTTGTTGATAATCCTTTCGGCATTGGTAATATCTTCGGGAGATAACGCCTCTTTTTTAAGGTCGTACAGTTCGGTTAAGTCATCAATGGTTATTGTTGGTTCGACATAAACATTTACCTCTTTAAAATCCATTTTGTTGTAAATGTCTGCGGCTATACCAATTTCTGCGGCACACTTTTTAAGTGCATCTGTTGCTGCCGCCTTTAGGTCGTTACCAATAGATAGCGGTGTATCTGTACCCTTTTTGCAGATAACGTCTTTATTGCCAAACTGCATTTTGGTAATGGTTACTCCATTGCTAGTGCAGGTTAGCTTACCTTTTACGATAACTTCACCATGCATTATCTTTTCATCTACAATTTCAAAAGACCAATTCCATCCGAATACTAGATTAAGGACTTTTTTTACATAGCCGCCCGTTACATACTCCCATGTTCCACCACCTTTAGCGGGACGGGTATGCACATACTGTGCGGGTGTTTTTTTAAGTAACTGTCTAAGCTGCGCCCCCGTCATTGCGTTGTTTTCCACTAGGGATAAATCGGACGGGTTAATTAGTGCTAATTCGTTTTGTGCCATAATTTTAAAAGTTTTTGTTGGTTATCTAAGTTTTAGTGCGTTGTAAAATCGTGCTAACAAATCTCCGTACTTTGCCCTTCGTTTCCACGGGCTGAAAATGACTACTAATCCTGTTGGTCGCTTGTTCATGTCGCTATTTTAAGTGTTAATGTTTATTTCTGTTAATTGCGTGGTACATCGTTCCAGCTAGTGCTGCGAATACGAGCATTAATAAGTACGTCATAGAATGTTCATTGAGTGCGGTGAAGGTATGTTTTCGTTGGTCGTTTGCGGGGTGTTTGACCGTATAAAGTCAATCGCTGATACCTTCGGAAAAATTGCATCGTAACTATTGCAAAATCCCCATGAATTATCCAGCCTGAACAACGAAATGTAATCCCCGTCTTTCAACAGCATAGATTCAAATTCAATCCCGTTAACTGTTAGGATATTTATAACCGTTGCTTTTTCTATTGCGTTGTTAACGCTAATTTCGGCTTGCTGTTTTAATGCGTCTTTCAGTAGCATATTATTGAATTTGATTGTTAAGAATTTGAGTATTGTAACCCCTGCAAATTTCGCCTATTGCCGCAAACAGATTTGAACTGCTGAAATTTCCGTTTTGGAGAGATTGTACGGCACTTGTTGGGGTATCTTGTTCAATGTCCGTACTATCAGATAAACTTGCATCTTCATAGCTAGAACTGAATAAATACGCTATGTGGGCATAAGTTACTTCATTAATATACTCTATGCAAGATTCGGACGCATCACGTTTCACAATCCATTTAAAAAAGTTCGTGCAACATTGACCGTCAAAATAAACATCATTAATGTCGAAATCATAAACCATTTCGTTATGTTCATTCATTCCGTAGTTGTACCCTACACCTTCAATTTTAATCTCAATCGGTTTAACCGTTGCGCTACCCCCGTAAGGCGTAACGAATTTGAATTGCTTGCTAATCTTGCTCATGTTTTTTAGTTTTGTTGTTGATAATGGGTGCAAGGTAGTATATAGGTATGAACTATCCAAACAATGTTAAACATATTTCTTTTTAGAATTTTTACTAACTACCTTCAAGTCCTTTGTAGGCTTCATTTTCAGCGAATAAAATGATGTGCCAAATGCGTCTATTTTTTTTGAGATACTAACCACATCGGGCATTAAATGTAGTTTCTTATCTCTTACAATTCGGGAAATGTAACCCTTATTAATGCCTCGTTTTTCTGCGTATTGCTTTACGGTCAATTCCATGCTATAAAATATTTTTTGGTAAAAGTACATAACTATAAACTAATTTCAAAATAAAGTTGTAATATTGCACTCAAACAACAAACAGATGGAGAATAAAATAAAACTAAGCGAAAGCCAAAAAGATGCCCTAGAAAAAATAAGGGGCAACAATTGCAAAGGCTTATACATAGAGCCTAAATACAATTGGTTTACTTTAATTGATAGGTGGATAACCATTAACACAACAACCGCAAAGGCGTTGATAAAAAAAGGGATTATAAGCAATGAAAATAGCGACAACAAAGACCACTATTTACTAACAGACCTCGGCAGGTCGATAAACTTAAACGATTAAACTAAAACAAGATGGAACAGAGTAACGAAAAGAAACAGACGGCACTGATGATGCTGGAATCTTTCATCGAAGATAACAAACGGAAAATAATGGATTTTGACGCATTTGGGGAGTCATTTGATGTTGATATTATTTCAGTATCAGACCTGTATGAAAAACTAACCACACTGCTGGAAGTTGAAAGGGCGCAGATTTGCGATGCTTACGATATTGGTTCATATAGCGGACTGTCTGGAGGTGCTGGAACTTCTGAATACTATTTCACCCAAACCTTTAAATCGGAATAGATGTTTCAACACTACGCAACTAAAGGAACGTTTTGGTTCAGGCTGTTTGGCTACGGTTTGCACTTTAAGAATACAAACATACGCCGATTGAGATTTTCGGAACGAAACGGGTACTCAAAACGCTTGCAAATAGGTCATTGGTCTATAAAGTTGTTGTTCCCAAATAATTAGTACCTTCGCATCGGTTTTGTGTTTTCATCATGTGGTTTGATTGTTAATAATAAATCCCGCTTTTCTAGGCGGGATTTTCAATAAATATTTTGCAGATTAAAATTAATACTTTACTTTTGTGGTGCTATTGGAGACCGGCAAAAGTTCTAATAGTTCAATTTAATTACTGATTTTACCAATATAGAACGCCCTTCAAACGTTCAAATCCCGAACTCAAACCTTTGCCGGTCTCCTGAGATTCGGGATTTCCTTTTCTTATTAGCTTGTGCCTACCGTAAGCAATCAACAAAGGCGTAAACAGTAAACGTGTGAGGATGGCAGTAGTGTATCAAATCACTTTTAAATGTTGGTAAGGTCGTTCACAGACTTATGACCGCCAACAGCCAAAACGTTGTGAAAACTCATTCGATGCAGGTAGGTAGGTAAAATAGGTTGTATCTCTAAAGGAGGGGAGGTACGACTTAATTTTACTTACCATCATTGCTCAAATCTATTCTTGCAGTCAACTTTACCTTATTAAGTGGTTAAAATGAAAAATGAGTATCAGTTACGATACCCACTTTCTTTTGCTGATAACCCCTAACCCGATACTTTGTACCTCTTTTCTGTTTAATGCCCGCATTTAGGCAAGGAGTAGCGTTAACGCCCTATTTTTGATAAGACTATCGCAATGCATATCGTAATACACCATATCTACTGTCAACTCCCAATATTCGCTGCCGTAATCAGGCTTAACCTTTCGGGCAGACTTAACGCCCTCTAAGTCATTCGCCCTACCTGCTTTGCAGTATGCAGACGGGAATCTTTGATTTTTCAGACCCCGCAGCTTTGCGTATTCCGATACTCGTATTTTTTTGTACTTTGGCATATTGTTTTTTTTGGTTTTTTGTGTAAAAAATGTTGTTACTGAAATAAGACATCCTCTATCCTTGCAAGTGGTACAATACCCACTAACTAAGGCTAAAAGCAGTTGAATATGAATACCTGCTTAACTTTCACTTTCCTGTAAATCCCTTGCGTGTATGAAACGCATATCCTTGAATGGGCGAACAGATACTATTAAACTTGCAAGGTCGTGTTGTGAGTTTTGGCACATTGCACGAAATTGGCGTATCAGTCGGTATTTAGATAATGTCCAAGCGTTATTAACTTTTCAGTTTTTTATTGCAACTACATTACCCTATTACAAAAGCTACTTACGTTTCAAGTTATTCTTCTGCTATATTCGTTTGCAGAATTGGAAAACAACGGGAGCAATAAACCAAGCCAATTAAAAGCCTTGGACGGGATTTGGATGCCTGATAAATTGCACCCCGTTGAGTCAAATGTATGTTATATTTTAGAAACCAAATTCAGACCCGTCCAAGGAAATTATTTGGTATCACAAAAGTAACAAATGTTTTTCAAAGAGCAAAATTAATCTCAAATCCTGTTTAGTTTTCAGCCCTGTCTAATCCGTATTTCAGTTTTTCTTGCAGTAACTCCCTTTCTCTTTGCAATTCCGCCCATTTAATTGCATTTTCGGTGGAATTGTTACCTGACTGCAAAATGTCGCTTATTTCGGCTGTAATTGCGTCTATTTTCATTTTGGTTAAATACCTGCCCATTGCGATATAACCGTTAATTGCGCTAAATTCTTGATGATTCATTTTTTCGGTTTTAAAAATTAGTGATTGTTGTTTACATATTTGGAAAAGTGCAAATCGCTGTTGAATTTTTTAATCTCGTGTAGGAATTGGTTATCGTTCTCCCGCCCTTCGTCTGTGTTTTGCTTGCAGTAATACCAATCGGCAAAATATCCCTTTGTTTCTGTAAAAAATTGCCAATTAATGCCATGAAATGAGTTCAAAAATTCGTACATGGCAGTTATGTTCCCAAACTGCAAAACATCGTAAATTTTGCCATCGTAGAGTGCTGGGTAAACGTTTTTGAGTGTCTGTTCGCTGTGCATATTCTGTAAGTTAAGTTTAAATGTGAAAAATTGCGCTTAACGTTTTCGCCCAACGACTGGAAATTCCAGAACCAGT